GTTGAATGACAACCATGTACTTTACCAGTGTCACCTACTACTGGGTAACCCTTGCATCCATGTGTTCCTTTTCCACCAATTGTATAACGACCTTTAGGCATTCTTTTTGCTCCCTTGTGTTTTATGTTTTACTTCGTAAGGACCAATAATAGCCTTAATAGTTCCATCTTTGCGGAGTCTAACAATCATTCCGTCCTTTATTTGAGTAGGGTTAAAGGCATGTGCTTTTTTCTTAGGCATTACTTTCCCTCCTCCAAAATTCTTTTTAATTCTTCATCTATATTGTAATTGAAAGACTCTTCAAAAGCCTCGTCCAACATATCTTCAAGAATGTGTGGCAAGTTAGATATAACTGCCTGCGCTAGCATTGGATCCGAATATCTTATATCTATTTTAATAGTATCGTTGGCTTCTAGAGTCATATTTATTGACCCGTCTTCGTCCTGATACCCGCTTAAATTAAAGCTTATTCCTTCCACTGCCCCTCGCTTCCTATGCATTAATTGTACCAAAGTGGGCCCCATATGGCAAGAATTCCTCTACACGTGGCAGGGATTTTGGGAGATGTGTAACTATCCATCCTAAGAGTGCCATATGGGGTAGTCCGCCAGGTTGGATTTGAACCAACGATTCATACCTTATAAGAGTATTTCCAAAACCAAGCTAGGATACTGGCGGTTTATTTAAATATTTTTTAGCATTTTCTAGAAGACTTACGTCATCTCTAAAAAGCCCAATTGCTGTATTGCAATTACTACATAATACACCACGTATACATTTCCCGCAAGAGAAGGAGTTATCGTTGCAACAACTATGATCGTGGTCTATATGATTTGCTTCATTTTTCTTGCATATCCAGCACTTTCCTTTGTATTTATTAAGTAATTTGTCGTAAATTTCTTTGGTAATATGATGCCTTTTAAACCTTCTTGGATCATAGCCTAAGACTTTATTGTCTTTAATTCTTTTATCTCTTCTATACTTATTGGCTGCAGCCCTACACTCGTCGCACGGTTTTTCTTTGTTTTTACCATGCGTCTGATATCCAGAATATGTTCCACATTTCAACATAGTATAATTATATCATAAATAATGTATCATAATGTAACAACTGGTGGCGGTTTCCCGCCACCAGCAATTATTACTCCTGTGCGTTCTTATCAATCTTAGCGAATGCTGAGTTGATTTCAGAAGCAGAAAGCTTGCCATCATCGAGGAATGCTCGTGCTAGTCTTTCAACAACAGTTGCTACTCCAAGAGTACCTGCAAGTATTACGGCCTTCATTGTGTCGATACCAACCAATGAACCCGCACCAATTACTGAAAGTCCAGATGCCGCAAATACTGCGACAATTCTCATTAGGATGTTCCAAATATTAGTTACGGCTGATGAACCAATTACTTCTTCTCCAGTTGTTGGATCAGTTACAGTAATATCAATTTCCTTTTTTCTTGCCATATTAGTTCTCCTTCCTGAGCGGGATTGTGATTAACCATAATACTGTTGTTGCAAGTACTGCAATACCAACAATATCTCTGGCTGATCCCGTCAAAGTTAACCATGCTATAAAGAAGCCGAGGAGGGTAAAGGCTTGTGCAATTACTTCAACTCCTGCGTCCTTCAGCCATGTAAAAAAGCCTTTCACGACTTTCTTGATTATCTTCATACTACCTCCTCATTCCAATCAATGTGCTTGCAATTTGTGACACAATGACTACTGGAATTATTACTTCCTGTGCTTTTTCTCTCTGATCGTCTGTCATATCCATACCTAACTCAGAGAAGTTAGATAGGAGTTCTAATGGGTTTATATCAAATACCGCACCAAGCGGGTCTGCTAAGAATGCTTCTGTTTGTACTTCTGTTGTGGCGTCTGCAAGGGTGTATGGCATGGGGGCGTCCAAGTTCTCATTTGCACGATCACCAAATTCTTCAAGAGCTGTTGCCACTTCTGGATTAGACTTTGCTAACTCTGCTACTACTGCGAGCTCTTTTACTGATACACCAAGAGACTTAGATACTACCGACGCCTGCTCTGGTGTTAATTTAGCTAAAGTGTTAGAATTAGTTAAGTCAGCAATTAAGTTTGCTGTTGCATTATCGATTGGAGCATTCTCTGTTTTACTTGGAGTTTCAGAAGCATCTTGAGTTGGTTCAGGCTCTGGAGTTGGATCTATATCCTCTGGCTGAGGTGAAGGCTCTACAGAAGGCTCTGGTTCAGGCTCAGGTGTTGGGGTGGGATCTACAGTCTCCTCATCTGTGGTATCAGGCGTTGGAGAAGGATTGGCTTCTTCTGGTTCAGTTTGCTCAGGAGTTGGCTCTTCCGTAGGCTCTTGCGTTGGTTCTTCAGTAGGCTCAGATGTTGGCTCTGGTGAAGGCTGTGGAGTTGGTTCTACGGTTGGCTGATTTGCTGCTGCATTTGCAGCAGCCTGTGCAATAGCAGCAGAAACTCTTTGCTGTCTTTCAAATTCAAGCTGCTCGTTATATGAATCCCATGCGTCATCAATGGCATCGTTCATTTCATTTACTGCCTGTGTATAGTTTGTATTAGCAGTATTTTTAGCAGACAAAGCGTTTGTTAGGTTTTGCTGAGCTGTTGTTAGGTTTTGTATAGCAGTTGTTAGGTTTGAGTTATATGTTGTTAGGTTTTGATTTTGATTATTGTAATAAGAAACTTTATTGTTGTAGATTTCTTGAAGGGTTTGCTGTGTTAAAAGAGCTTGATTATATGCATTAATTTGTTCTTGTGTTGGTCCAGATCCAGATGAGAATGTTCCAAGATTGCAGCTAAACCCAACTCCCCACCCTCCAGTGTAATCACATCCAGCACCTGTCCATCCGCCAGGTATAGCCCATCCAAGATGGTACGAGCCTGGTCCTCCACCGTTATACCACCAAATCTCTACATCAAATGTTTTATCTGTAGTAACATCATATACTGGTGAGTAGGAACTCCACCTAACCCCCTGCTCTACCCAATTGCTAATTGCCAATTGACCATCAATATACATCTTAAATCCATCGTCTGTATATCCAGCAAAGTAGGTAGAAGTCCAGTGGTCTGGAACCGTGATCTGTCCAGTAAACTTAACTACAATGTTCTCATATCTATTTCCACATACTGGAAGTTGCATGGAGTTTGAGTTCCATGTGCCAGAGCAAATTACAGAATCTGGCACTGCAATGCTTGGCCAAACTCTTGCTAAATTATAAACTGTGTACTGAAGTCCTGATCCACCAGAAGACTGCATGTCTGACTGAGCTGTTTGAAGGTTTATGTTTGCTATATCTAAATCGGTTTGTGCATCATTTTTATCTTGCAATGCTGTTGCTACTATGGGTGTTTGACTATCTACTGCTGATTGTGCTGCATTCTTTTCTTGTAATGCTGTGGCTTCTGCTGTTACCGCTGCATCATATTGCATGTCTGCTGTATCTTTAGCCAGCTTTGCAGCTACTGCAGCATCATACTTGCTCTCTGCAATATCAATTAATTCTTGAGTTTCTACCTTATCTGAAAGGTTATTTATTTTAGAATTAAGTTCTGCAATTTCTTGGGCAGCTATTGAAATAGGATCATCTGCTTTGGCGTCTCCCATAAAGAGCCAACCAAAGCCTAGAAAGCATGCCAGTGTTATGCGATATAGTCTAGTAATTTCCAATCTCCCATGTCAGAATGTCTGACAATTTAATTATACAGGAGAATGTATACTAAATTACTTCTATATTTCCCAGCGCCTCAGCTAATTCCTGTGGCATTCTTCTGGGTGGCTTAATTAAATTATCTACCCTAGCTTTTTCTTCTTCAAGATAGTTATCTCTTACTAATTCGCCGTAAGTATGTATTTCAACTTCCCTGTTTTTCTCCCGCTTTGAATGGATAATAGCGTTATAAATTGATCCGCAAACAGCGTCCGCTAAGTCTTTTGAACCTTTTCTAGGGTGGTCTACTCTATCTCTCATAATACGAAGCTGTAACAATTCATCTACTAGAAGATCAATACGTGGACCCTTTACTCTTTCTTCCGCCACAATCAAGGCCATGTCTTCGTAGTGCTTCTTAGCAACAGACAACAACTCTGTATTCATTCCGTACCCACGCAACTGTTGCATCATATCGTGTGAGTTCCATCGGTCAAATGTTGTTAGCTTAACATTGAATCCACGTTGCCTTAAAGAAAGTATATAGTCTTTAACATCAGTAAAGTCTACGCTTTTCGATGCAGTAGGTGTCCAGAACCTAACAGCATCTACTACAACTACAGGTGCCGTTTGAGCATACTCATTTCCAACCTTCATGTTAACCCACTTTTCAACGTGGGCTAGCGATACTGCACAATGGTCATGTTTTTGGGCAAGGTCTACGTGAATGAAGTATTCAGTATTGTCCAGTGGCTTAAACCATTCTGCAAACCTACCAGATGAATCTACTGCTAGGTTAGGGTTGTTAAAGGCTGTTTCGATCTTTTCTCTAGACTTAAAGAAAGCGTCTACCGCATCTGGCGGCATGCATGCATATCTGGACAAAGAATCTTCTGGATTCTTATAAAAGTCAATCTTAAAGTCTTCGATTACTCTTGTAGGGTTGATCTCCCATGTAGGTCGCTTTAATGCAAACACTTTGGGAACTTTGTACGCAACTATGTGGTCTTCCTCCCACTGGATGCTAAACTTATTTCCAGGGTCATCTTCTGGTAGGTCTGGATTTAAAACAAACTCGTGTGTCTTTATCACAGTCTCTTTGGTTGCAATAGACTCTTCGTACTTCTGCTGAATAAAGTCATTCTTAAAACGAGGGAATGAAAGTAGGATTAGTTTACCAAAGTCTGGGAAACGTGATGTAAGAGATGCACGGTACATATCATAGATAGACTGAGCAGTTTTAGCCTGATCATGCCCTGTGGTAGACTCTAAAGCAAAGCCAGAAATCTCGTCGAGAACAACAACGATTACGTTATAACCTTCCCAAGCTTCTCTTTCTGAGTGGCCTGAGTGAACTGTAATACTCTTATCAAACTCAATTGATCCAGCTTTAGGATTATACTTACCAACAAACCATGGTGACTTTTCGATTCTCTGCTTGAATCCCTTAAAGAAAACGTTGTTAGCCTGCTGTGCGTTAATAGCAATATTAAGAATGTCTATAGCATCTCCAGGTGGTTTTCCATAATATACCGCTGGATCCTTTAGACATAGGAGAAGATATGTAATATATGCTGCTGCAACTGTTGAAGTATAGT